CCATTAAATACAGAATTAAATTATCAGTTTGGTGTAAAGACAAGAAGTGGTTATAATTTACTAAACACAGATGAATTAATTAATGGGTATCAAACAACTGCAACAAAAATAAATACAGGATTTAATGCTTCAGGCAAATGGTATGTAGGATATCCTTTTAATGTATCAAATGGAACATATACAATAAATGCAACCACTACTGTAAAAAGTGGAACAACAACAGGGTGGAGTGGAAAAGTAAGATTAGCATATAGTGATAGCACTTATACAGACTTATTTTCAATGCCTCATACGTTTACAATAACAAAAGAAGTAAGCCAAGTATTGTTTTATACAAGCAATGGAACAACAGAAGTGAGTATTGACTTTACAAATGCAATAATTAATGAAGGAAGCACAGCAACTACATATGAAGCATATGGAATGTATGATTACATTAACTACGGTAATTACATAATAACAAAAGCAGAAAAACAAGAGGATACAAATAGTTGGATGTATACTTGTTATGATAAAATGTTATACTCAATGACAGATTACAAAACACCAGTAGGGAAGAATTTATATAAATACGATGATTTTACAAATACTGTATCAAATTTATATTATGTAGACCATAAAATTTTAGATGATTTTGTAAACAATACTACTTATACAATTTCATTTGATATAACGAGCACAGTACAACCATTTAGAATAAGTATTGGCTATGGTAATAATTCTTTTCAAGCAGAATTATCAGGTGGAACATTAACAAACTTAAATAATGGGCACGTTTCACTTACTTTTACAACAAACAATACGACATATTCAAATTTATGGATAAGAGCACCTAGATATACAAGTGCAACATCATATACTGCAACTGTAAGCAACATAATGATAGAAAAAAGCAATCAAGCAACTACATATGAGCCATACTTTAAATATCCAACAACGGTAAAGAATTATTTATCTGCCATTTGCTATGATTTAGGAATAGAATTACAAGATAGTAA